GTGTTCATGGTGCCAAGAATTTGGGCAAGGTCAGAAAGTTCGTACGCGCCAGCTTTAGGCCCCGTGAACGTCGAGGTCTGGCTACCGGGCATGGTGTACCCGCGCAGCAGACCAGAAGCGTTTGTGGCCGTTTTGAGCGGCTGATCCAACAGGCTTTGCTCGTAAGCCTGACGCTCACCGCCAGCCTTAGTCAATGCGCCAGCGCCAGTCAGCGCCTGCGTCTGGGCGATGTCGGACAACTTGCCCTGCGTGCCCGCCGTCAAGTTCTGCAATTGGGCTTCGTCCAAGGCACCCTTGAGCGCCTCACTGTAGCCCTTGGACAGCGCACCAAACTGTTGCCCAGTCAGTCCAGCCTGCGTGTCGGACATGGACTGGCCAAGAGCGTTAGCGTAGCGCTGGCTACCCAAGCCACCAGTGCCGACAAACCCGGCCTTCATGGTTGGCAGCAGATTGCGCTGCATGTTCTGCTGAGACAAGCGAGCCATCTCGTCCACCACGTTGCTGGTGTACGGGTTCATCAGGGCTTGAATGCGCTCTGGCGTGATGCCCTGCGCGGCCTGCGCGGCAGTGCCCTGCGCCGCTTGTAGGCCCGGCTGCCCAGCGGTTGAGGCTGCTGGCAGGGCCCCGTAGCCCATAGCCTGAAGCGGGTCGTAGCCTGCAACGGACTGGGTCGGGCTTCTGCCCAAAGCAGTTTGGCCAGCCGTAGACAGGCCAGACAGATAGTCGGTGTAGTACGACGGAGCTGTGTCCGTCTTGGTCTCTGTCGTCTTGATGTCTGGCAGCGGTGCGCCTTGAAGGAATGCCATGCTTATCTCCTAACTTTACGGTCGGTTTTCTTGATGTAATCCAAAGGTGATTTCTTCGCTGGCGGAGGCAAGTCCTTTGGTTTTGCCGACCTGTGATGCGCCCGAATGGAATGCATCATGTCGTAGAGTTTATCGCTTCCTGCCTTAGTTGAGCCATTTCCGAGAGCCGCGACCACGTCGGCAGGGAATACAAACTCGCCGTCAGCCAGCATCGCTGGGATGTCGTCGGACTGGCCATCGCCGGGTCCCGTCACGGCGTTGCCCGTGCGAAAGTCCAATCTGGCCTTGCCAGAGTGCTCTATGACGCCCAAGCCGCCACCCGCGTACCTGCCGTGCCGGGTAGTACCGCCACCTGCAAACAACGGCGTAGCAAGGCCGCCGTCCTTGTAAAAAGACATTCCGGTGCCGGGGCTAGACAGAAAATCGTCGATGTTTTGCGTCTGTCCGTAAGCAAAATAATCGCTGCCCTGTTGGGTTTGAGGTTGGGATTGGGGTGAGAGTTCGTCTTGCACTGGTGCCACCTGTTGAGTTTCTTGAACTTGTTGCTGTTGAGGTTTGGCTGCGTAGGAGCCTTCTTTGAGCATTTTCATGTACTGCTCTAACGGGCCTTCAAACTTGGACTCGCCAGTAGTTTTTAACCCGATGTCAGCAAAGCCGGGCGTGGTCGAATCAACCAACCCTGCCGCCGCAGGCGCAACCATGGCAGCCCCGCGTGCAAGGTTTGCGGCAATTCCAGACTGCGCTTTTGCAGCGCGACTGGCTTTAGCTGCGGCCTCCGCTTTTGCGGTCTCGGCGGCCTGAGTTTTTTTGATCTCGCCCAAGGCCGTGGCGGTCGCGCTTTGGTAGTCCTGACCCTGCTTCATCAGCTCATCAACGCGGGTATTGAGTTGGCCCTTGGCCAAGTCAACTTCAGTGCCAATTGATTTTTTGGTCTCTTCAATTGCCTGCTGAGTTGCCTGCTGGTTCGTCAAGCCTTGAGCGATAAGCACGGCAATTCGAGCATTTGTCTGCTCATCCCCGGTAGTGATTTGGCCCTGTGTTTCCTTAATAGCCTGTTGCATCGCCTGCTGATTGGTCAGGCCCTGCTGCATCAGCTCACTAATGCGAGTATCTATTTTTGACTCAAGGCCAGTAATTTGACCTTGGGTCTCTTTAATTGCTTGTGCGGTTGCCTGTTGATTTGTCAGACCCTGAGCAACAAGATCGGCAATCCGCGCATCGGTCTTTGCAGACTGCGCGGTGACCATTCCCTGTGTTTCTTTAATCGCTAGGTCGGTTGCTTGTTGGTTTGTTAGACCTTGCGCAACAAGGTCTGCAATTCTTTGGTTGACCTGTACATTGCCAGCAGCAACATTAGCATTTACACCAGCTAAACCACTAGCGGCATTTGCTGCCGCCTGATCAATAGCGCCCTGCAAATTACCAGTGCTGGTTGCAAGTTGCGTGGCTTGATCTTTTTGGGCATCAGTTAGCTTGCCGAAAGCCGCCTGTGTAGCCGCATCTGAAGCTGCTAGTTTTGCTGTAAAGTCAGCCGATACACCAGTTATTTGATTGGCTGTATTTGTTGCGGCTTGGTTAATAGCACCCTGCAAATTTCCTGTGGTCGCTACAAGTTGTGCAGCCTGATCTTTTTGAGCATCAGTTAACTTGCCAAATGCTGCTTGTGTAGCTGCATCTGAAGCTGCTAGTTTTGCGGTGAAATTATTGGATACGCCAGTCAAATTAGTTGCAAACTCCGTCTTTAATCCTTCTGCTGTTGTACCTAATTGCTTCAGCACTTCTGCTTGGTTTACTCCCATCTTTGAAGATAGGCTTCCTAAAGCAGCTTGGAGAGCAGCGTCACCTTGCAAACCAACATCTTTAGCTGCTTGAATTTCACCAGATAAATCTGATTTCACTGCATCAATTTTTGCATTGGTCTGAGCCGTTGATGCGGTGATCTGAGCTTGAGTTTCTTTGAGCGCTGCATCAGCATTAGCAGAGGAACCAGCAGCACCGGTAGCACCAGTAGCACCAGTAGCGCCAGTAGTTCCAGCAGTACCAGCAGCACCGGTAGCACCAGTAGCACCGGTAGCACCAGTAGCGCCAGCGGTGCCCGTAGCGCCTGTCAAGCCGGTAGCACCCGTCAAGCCAGTTGCACCAGTAGCTCCAGCAGGGGCCGGGGCGGGAACAGTTGGCACGATAGGTGTTGTAACTGCTGGTGGAGTTACAACAGGAGGCGTAACCACAGGAGGCGTTACGGTAGGTGGGGCCACGACTGGGGGGGCCACTACTGGGGGTGTGACAACGGGCGGTGCAACCTCTGGCGGTGTAATGGTGGGCGGGACAACCGCTGGCGGGGTTACCGCAGGTGGTGTAACGGCGGGCGGGGTCACAACCAAAGGTGTTTCTACTGGAGGCGTGACAACAGGCGGAGTGGCCTCAATCGGAGGAACTACAGGTGGCGTGACAACAGGTGGAACAACGACAGGTGGGGTCACCACAGGCGGAGTGGCCTTAATTGGAGGAATAAAAGGTGGAGTGATTTCAAAAGGCGTGACGGCAGGGGGCGTGACCTCTAAAGGTGCTTCAACTTTCTCGAAAGGATTAACGGGCCCTACTGGATTTAAAACTTCAGGTGTGACATTTTTCGGAGGTTGAATTTCGTTAATTGTGCCTAAATTGTCTTTTGGGTTTTCAAGCGTGGCATTTTGCGAAGGTTGGTCTTTTTCAGGCGTTAAATCTTTAACAACTTTTTGAAGCTCTGGGTCTTTTGAAGGCTCTAACAACTCACGGGTCTTATCCAAATCAATCCAGATAGGCTCGTCACTATTTGGCTTAAACGCTACTGAATGACCATCGGAATATGTTAATAAAGTAAAACCAGTGCTTGTTTTAGATACGGTAGCTCCCGTTCCACCTGCCCCACTATCTATACCAATAAATTGAGGAATTCCAATATCAAGCCCAGCTTGCGTACCAGAACCTTGTCCAAACAATGATTCTCCTCCAAACTCAGGAGGATTTGCTGATTCACCAATGGAAAGTAAAGATGCTATATGATATTTAGGTGTATCTGCATCTGTAGAAGTACCGCCAACTCTTACATAACGCATTCCATCAGCTCTTGTAGCGTCAACTACTTCACCATTTGCATTAACTTCATGTACTACGCCTCCCGGATTGTTTGCCAACCATGCTTCAGGCGTTAGTTTTGCATTAGTACCACCACCAGCATCAGATACTATTCCAGTATCTACAGCCGCATATTGGGTTCCAGCATTATCTTGCTTAACGGCGGCAGCATTCTCAAATTCTTTTATTATTTGATCGGCAAATTTGGCGATGTCTTCGTTGCCCTGATTAGAGTAAATTGAACCCGCCAGCTTTGCAGCCTGTTCGTCAGTTGGCACAAAACCATACTCGCGCTCAATAATTTTCTTGACGTCCGTTTCGGACAACACGCGGCCAGCGTTTTCATTGAAGTCAACATTAGATCCATCGTTGGATTTGAAGTCCATGAGCCTTTGTGGGACGCCCGCAGCATTGGTAAAAGCCTGAGTTCCATCGGCTTCTAGAAATTTACCTTCTTTTGTCAACTGCATGCCGTTGGAAAGCTTCCAATTACCGTTGTCGTCTTTGCTTGTGACATTGATGGCACCAGAGTTCAGCGCGTCAATTGTTGCGTCGCGAGTGGCAACTTCAGCTAAAGCCTTGGTGTAGTTCTCAGCAGCTCGATTGGTTGCGTCTTGGGTCTTTGACCACGCATCATATTTTGTCTGGTACTCGTTGGAGGATTGTTTGAGGTTGTAGGCTGTTGACCCAACAACGGTTGCGTCTTCAAGGTCGGCTCGAACGGTTGCAAAAGACGCAATTTTTGCATCAAGGGCTGCCTTGTCGTTTTTCAAAGAATCTAGCATTGGCTGGCTATCGCTAAGAAGCTCAGTCACCTGTTTATTTGTAGAACTAGCAGTCTCTGCCGCAGCGTTGGCAAGCCCTGCTGCTGCGTTTGCCTTGTCTGCAAACGACCGCTGATCTGGCGCGTAGTTGTACCTTGTACTTGAAGAAATTACGTCACCATCAGAATTGTATTCAATACTGTCTGGCTGGAAATATTGATAAGTTCCGCCTTCCCCATCATCCCGCGTAAGGTAACGGCCACCGCTAAGTTTATAATAATGCGACCCCCCCTCGCCGTCGTAGGCAAGAAGATAACCATCATTTTTCAGTTTAGTTTCGTAGTTGTTGTAGGCCCATTTATTTTCGTCAAAAATTGCTTTTTGTTCGTTGAATGTGTTGACCGCAGTTGCGTTCTCAGCGCTTATTGATTTAATGTTATCTGCGTAAGTTTTGTACTCGTTGTTAATTTTTTCGTCGTAAACTTTTGCGTCAGAATTAATTTCGTTGCGAAGCGCTTCGCCAGCAACAATTTTTGTGTCGTACTCCGCTTTTGCAGTAGTGTATTTATCTTGCGCAGCTTCAGCAGCAACGGTGTCTGTTTTAAAGTTGACGTAGGCGTCTTTGACCGTCTGGTGAACTTTAGACGCGCCCATGTTGATGCTTGCGTAAGCGATGTAGTTGCCAATCGCTTGGGCTGGGTCGCCCTTACCAGACACAAGAGTGTTAATACCTGTGCTTGCCACACCCTTCATCAAATTTAGAGCCTGCTTGCTAAAGCCCCAGTCTGGGTCTTTGTTCATCTCGTCAAAGTAACTGTTTGTTGACGAGTAGACTAAGCCAGAGGTAAATCCTGAAGCAATTCCGTCGCCGATTGATTTTCCTGTCAAGGCCGCGTTGATGCCGCCAACAATCGACGAACTCATACTAGAAGATGCAACCTTGGCAATTTGCACCGCTTGGTCAGGAGACAAGTTAAAGTTCTCCATCATGGTGTCAGTAAAGTCACCCGCCCATGTGTTCGCCGTATAGTTTTGAATGTCAGCACCCATTTGGGTATTGGTCATGAGTTCGGTACTAGCGTAAGAAATTGCCGCAGACTTGGCCATGTCGCCAAGGTCTCCACCTCTGTGACCCGTAATCACTGCGGCGGTGACGTAGGGAGGGATGCCAACCATCGCTCCGCCAATTTGCAACAATGTCGGCAGTGGGTCTTCAATAATGGCGTTTATTGATTCTCCAACAAACTCAAGAACATCAAAAATGGCTGCGCTAACAGAACCAAGTACATCCGACACGGCGTCTGCTACACCGCTAAAAACGTCGCCAACAGCCTCAATAGCAGCGCTCATAGTTAGTTCCTTCTTTCACCAGTAGTGACTATAAAAACACCTCGCTCGCTGTTGAAGTGAGTTTTTACAGAAGGATCTTTAAATTTCCTGACAGCCAATTTCAAGATCTTAACGATCTCTGGGGTGTGAGTCACGGCGACCAAAAAATCAAAGCCGATCTTTCTGGCCGACTCCAAAAATTGGTGCATGTTTTCAATGTATTGCTGGACAGTATCGCCGTTGTAAGACTGAACAAACCCAATTCGGCCTTCAGCCGCAGCAATCGTAAACAAGCTATTCCCCGCACGAATTCGAATAAGGTTTTTTCCGCTGTACGTTTTTATCATGAACGAGTACAGCATCCGTTCCGGTGTCACGCCAATTTTTTTTGCGGTTTTTTCCAAAGCCTTTTGGCCAGCCTTGTCCTCATGAGCAGCCACGACAAAAATGTCCGTAGGCTCAAGCATGTGTTCAGCAGAGCTGACTGGGTGAATTGCTTTAAGTGTCATGTCAGTCAATTCACGTTGATTGCGTTGCTGGGTTAACTGCCGCCGCTAAGGACTCAGCCCAGTCGTGCCAATCATCAAACTGATCCGTCCTCGGAATAGCTTCGTTTGAAAAAACATCAATTGCGGACAAACCGTTGCCCCAAATCTTCCAGTCCGTCTGGGCATTGGGTACTGCAAGCTGCTGCGCGGCGTAAAGCTCACACATGAGACTTGCCCACGACTCAAACGTATGAAATCGTGGGTCGTAAATAAGCGCGGGGTTAAGGGCCATAAGGTCTTGTGTCTCCAACGTCTGCGTGCAATAAGGTCTTGCCTAATTGGTAGTCGCCGCCCGCAATGTCAGAGACGAAACGCAGGCGTATCTCGCGGCGCTGCTCACGCAGGTCAATCTTACCCGTGTTTTTATCAAACAAATAGGGAACGCTTTCAACGTCCTGCCCTTGCGCAAAGGGTCGGCCAGTAACAACCAAACTCATCTCGCCCTCCATCAAAAAGTCAGGCTCGACCCGCTCAAGACGGCTCCACTTGTTTATTCCGACCGGCTCGGTTTGGGACGGGCCACCATCAACCCAGCCAAGGTTGCTAGTCTCAAAGAAGCTCTCAACAGCAAGCACAGCCTGACCGTTGACGCTATCCACGCCAACCTCGTGTTGGAATATTTGAATGAGGTCGGGTTGGGTGGAGAAGGTCAGGGTAGTGGTTGCGGAAGCAGTAGCCGCCGCAGACAACAAAATTGCTTGCTGGTAAATGGTCTGCACCTTGATGGAAAAGCCCGAGCCAGTCCCACCAATCGAAGCCGCAGCAGCGCTCAATACGTTGTCAATTGCATAGGCAGCGCCACGGGCGGTGATGGTCACCGATGTGACTGCCCCACCAGACACTACCACGGTAGCCTCTGCGCCCACTCCAGAGCCTCCAGTGAGGTCAACATTGGTGTAGGTGCCGTCGGTGTACGCAGACCCGCCCACGAGCGTGTACAGAGCTTTGATGTTGCTGGATGTTACGCCGTTGACCAGCGTCCCTAAAACAATTCCCGCGCCAGACACCAGTTGTTCAAGAGTAATGTTGCCGTCATAAGTGTCTGTGTACACCTGCGTGCTGCCCGAGGTGACCAAGAAAGACCCGGTTGTCACTGCCGCCTCAACGGTTGCATCCCATGACGCCTCCACTGGAAAAGCAAAAACTTGGGAGAAGTATCCCGCAGAGCGCCGCACGCCTTCCGCTTCCCCGGCGTCGTACCAAGTGTTTTCGCGCACGTTGTAAATTATTGCGTCGGTGCATTCAGTTGCATTACCTCGTGGGTAGAACCACCAGATCTCCCCAAAACGTGGCACCTTGCTTGCCCAGACCTTTTGGCGCTGGGCGTAATTCAGGTTGTCAAAGAAGTAGTTTTGGTTCATGGCGTTTGGAATTTCCTTGACTACGCCGTTGTACAGCAGGAAACGGTCAACCCCACACCAGTAATACACGCCGTCGTACTCAATGGCAGACTGGCTGGACAGAATTGAGGACTGGCTGCTAATGATGTCGTAGCGCCAGTACTGAGGGGGAGTGCCTTGTCCGCCAATGTAGGACACGCGGACTAGGCTGTCCAAGCTCCAGAACAGCCCAGAAGGCGCGTTTGATCCGCCCCTGACAGGTAGCCCTTGGACAATCTTGCCCGTGGCTACGTTGGTCTCGTTGGCGTCCGCAGAGACCCAATCTTGGGCGTTGCCAGCGGCGCAGTTCCTAATCAACCCGTCATTGCCGTACACAAAGACGTAAGGGTGTAAGGTAACCACCCCGCCCGACACTGAGACGTTGTTGCTGAAGGACAGAGTCACCGTACCGCTTGCGGTGGCTGGCAAGGACATAACTACGGTGGTGGTGGAGACGGATACTACAGTTGTGCCCGCTGTAATGCCCGTGCCAGAAATGGTTTGCCCTGCGCCAACAAGAGGATTCGCCGCAGCCAAGGTAATGGTGGCGTTGGCATTGACCGTGGTGGCAGAGGCGGTAAACACGCCAATCTGGCTCATAGTCGTGCCGTTGATGTTGCCAATTAACACGGGGGTGTTTACCGTGCTACTGATGCTGTTCAGGTTTTGGCATGGCGCGGCAAGAATAGCCTGCAAGCCAGAGCCAGAGACATCGTAGAAGCCATCAAACTGCCACAAGTTGTCGTCGCTGGCGGTGAAGTCACTAAGGGTAAAATCTTGGACACCAGAGCCAATACCGTTCTCGTCAATCGTCAGGACCTGCAATCCATTGCTGTCCCCGCTAAAAATGGATGTAAGGGCGTTCTGGGTGTTTACCCAGATGCCACGGGAGGGTCCGTTCAATTGGCTCGATATGACCCTGTAACCGCCCATTTTGCGCGGACGACCACGTTGAAACCGAACCCACTTTCCATCTGTGTAATAGTTTTTATCAAACACCGTTCCATCCCGCTGGATTCCAGAAAGGGTGTCGATGGTGAAGACTTTTTGGGTCATGTGAAGGTGCCGCCAGCAACGCCACCTGTGAAGTTGCCTGTGCCCACAATAGCCAAGCCAGTGGCGGAAAGTGTGGAGCGCAGCACACCAAGAATAGCCGTGTTGAACTCGCCTGAAGTTGCCCGATAAATACCAGTCGATGTCTCAGAAGCAAAATTCAAAGCTGGAGTTCCCACAGTTCCATCGTTCAGCGAAATGGTGCTTGCGCCAGCCAGCACCGTGTTTGCGTTCAATAGATTGACCGAGTCGCAGACCAAGGTGGACTGCTGCCCTGCGGGGACTATGGCCACGCTTCCACCCGTATTGGTGGTGAAGGTGATGGTGAAGTTGGACGCCGTTCCGTCCGTCTGGTTGGTGATGTAGTAAACCTGAATGGTCTGTGGCAGGATGACCGTCACATTGCCAGTCAAGGTGCCTGTGTACTTCTGAACCACGTTTGACGCTTCTGCCGATGTCAATGTGACGCTTCCCGTCACCACCGCTTTAGTCAACTGGGTAAAGTTGAACTGCTCTGCTTGGCCCAAGCCAACGGTAAAGAAAGCAAGTCCAGAGCAACAAATCATGCAGGAGTCGGCTGGTTGCAAAACAACAGAGGCAGATCCGTTGATGAGTCCAGAGGCAGGGGTCACCGTCAAGGTTCCCGTGCCTTGGTTGCGAACCAACATGAACCAGTCATTGCCAAGTGCAGTCGCTGCGGTGAGGCCAAGCACTGCCGCGCCGCCAGTCCAGACATAGGAAGATGCGCGGTCAGAGGCAAGTGCGGTATATGCAGAGGAGAACGTGGTGACTGGATGGGAAGTGTTCAGCGTGTTGCCGATTGCTTTCACTCCGTACCCAGCAAGGGCAGCGGCGTCCACGTTGGATGAGCCAACGCCAAACTGGATCAGACCCCAAGTGCCAGAGGTGGTGGTGTTGGTCGTGATGTAGATGTAGACAGCCGAGCTTGGGGCAACGGTGGCAATCGGGTTAACACCAAGATAGTCCTTGACTGTGAACGAGTACGCGCCGGTGTTGCGAATCAAGGCATCCTGACCAACCGATGTCTGGTTGGCTGGCGGCATCAACAACGAAAAAGCGCCCGTGACGGACGTCGAGGAAACGTCCATGATGCGTGCAGCAGCATCGTTGGTTGGACTGCCGTTGATGGGCCACAATAGCTGGTTGTTAGCCGTCAGCGAGATGGATCGGTACGAGACATCCGTGGGCTGGATGACTTGTCCCGTAAAGGGTGAAGTAAAAGTGGTCATGCATCCCTCGCAATTGCTTGGCGGTCAGCCATACGAATAACATTTTCGTTCTGCAAGACAGCAATAATTTTATCGTACTGCGCCTGCCACATTGGAATGCGCTCGTCGTTCTTCAGGAACGGCATTGCTTGTAGCAGTGAGCCGTACAGAAGAGCTTGCGGAGCGTACTCGGTAAACCAGTTGGACTGGTTGGAAGAATCAAGAGGCTGGTTGCGCTCGTAGTACAGCACCTCGTAGGTGTACCCAATTGCAGGCGTTGGGACTACCAGCCAGTGATCGTAGTCGTAGTCGCCAAAATATTTAGGAACGTCCGTCATGGTCTGGTCGGGCCAGTATTCACGCAGGTACTCGTAGGTGCGCAGGAGGACAGGCTGACGGACCCCAGCCACAGAGACGTTCATAGAGACCGTCTTACGCCAGCGGGCGGGCTTTGGGATGATGTTCTCGGCCTGTGTCATGGTGCTAGAAACCACGACCAAGTTACCCAAAAACTTAATTTCGGACGCAATTACTTGCTCCGCAAACATGATGAATTGCGGAATCTTGTCAAGAGTTTGCGTGTCGGTACGCTCCAGATAAGTCGTAATGTCATCGACCAAGCTGTCATACGTCATTACTGCGGCGACTGTCATTTTGTGGCACCCTTCCTTTTGGTTATTTTAAATGGCAAGTGCGCTCTAGGCAAACGGTCGAGTTCCAGCCTTGTCAATAATCAGCGCCTGCTTACGGGGGCGGGTGTCCTCACTGTTGGGGATGCTGATGTGAGTCCAACGGTCAAATTCGCGGATCACTTGATCGTAGCTAATGCCGCTGGCAATGACAGCCTTGACCACTTGGTCGGGGGTCATGCCGGGCACTCGGATGTCAGCGGCGCACCCAATGCGGTGCTGGCTGGTGTCCTTGCTGCCAACCGAGTCGTTAACTTTCTTGGAACGGAAGGCCGAATTGATCATGATTGGCTTGCCGCCCAGCACCACTTTGACTTGCTCGAGAAAATTAGCCAGTCGCTTGAGGTTTTCAAGTTCTGCATCGTTGGGACTGTTGTCCCAGCCGTTGCGCTCAGATGACTCAGAGGCTGTTAACTCGTCAAGAGTAAAGTGTGGCGTCAGGTTCATTTTGTTGCCTTAGAGAGAAGGTCAGTCTTGGCCTGTGACCCGGCAGAGCTACCGAAGTAGTAAGCGATGATGCCAGTCCAAGCCGTGCCCAAGCTGCCCAGCATCATCAGGATGGCAGGGTTGCTGCTGTCGATCTGGTTGAAGAACATCATTACCATGATGCTAAAGAAGCCAATGGTCACAGCGCCAGCCAAGATGGGTGGCATCATTGAGCGCGTGGTGGCCTGCATATCCCGTGCTGATTTGCGGTCCTCCACCTCAAGCTTCTCAAAGTTCAGACCAAGCTCCTGCGCCTGCTTTTGCAGCTCAATCTCGGCCAGCTTGACTTGAGCGATCTGTTCGGCTGACAGCTTGTTGTTAGAGATCAGGTCGCCAACCTTGTCAGGGTCAACGCCAATCGCTTTGCTGATGGCAGACACAGCCATACCAGCTAGTGGCCCCCCCATCGCCGTGGCAATGGTGGGTGCGATCTGTTTGAGCCAATCCATGATTACCCCTTTAGGTCAAAACTTAAATTAGGGTGGCGTGGGTACTGCACAACGCGCTCACCCTCTGGGCACTTGTATTTAATGGTCGCCAGCAAGGTTGCTTTGCCGGGTGCAATCTTTTCTTTTCGCACCATCGTCAACTGGTAGGTAAACGTGTCAATCTCTGGCCCTGCTGGGCCACTAAACTTGCTTGCGGTAGTGGTCGCCTCATGCACCATACCCGCTGCGTCACGAATGCTTGGGGTGAAACTCTCCACAGAGCAATCGTCGCGCTTCTTAATCCGCGCAACGGTGACATTGATGGGCTGCCCAGCTTCCGCCACGATTTTGAAGTTCTCGGGCGACCACTCAATGATTGCGCGGTCAAACCAGCCAAACTTGTCGGCAAGCGTGTAACTACCACCCAACGCGGCAACACTGGCAGCAACTGCGCCAATAGCCTTTGTAAGGTCAATCATTTATCAGCCTTGCTGTCCAGCTTGTCAAAAATCTGCTTCAGGATGGTCTTGACCTCTGCAATGTCTTCGCGGTAGTCACCCTTGATGACGTAGGTAGTCGGCATCGCGTTGACCTTGTCTTCAAGCTTCTGAATCTGCCGGGTCGTGTTGTTAAAAACGTAGGCAGCCAGAAACCCAGCAATAATCACTACGAGATTGAATAGATGCTGGTTTTCCATTTTCACCCAAACATGATAAAAAACTTGCCGCCACTGCCCGTTGCAGGAGCAGCAGAACTGAACAACCAGCCTAGCGATCCGTTGTTGGTTGAGTTTGCCCCGGCGTACCAAGTATCCTCTAGAGAATATGCACGAACACCCGTTATGGTCAGGTAGTCAGTTGTGGCGGTTGTGGCCTCACCAACGCCTGTGTAAATCAACGTGCAAGGGCTGGTTGCCGATGTACCTTGAACCGTCAGTACGTTACCAACAGTTCCTGATGCGGTGAAATCTCCTACTGTCTGGGTTGTTGTACCCATACTGATGTTGGTAGCTACACCGGCACTGTTGCTGATGTTGGCAAAAGTGTTGTTGCCTGAGATTGTCAACGTACCTGCGCCGCCTTGGTCGAGGGTAATGCCTGAGTAGGGAAAGCTGCCGCCTGTAAAGGTTTTGGCAGAGGCAGAGGTTAGGCTGATTGTTCCCGTACCCGTGACTGTGAGGTTAGTGATTGTATTAGTATTCCAAGCAGTGCCGCTTCCCGCAATAGTCCAAGTGCTTGACCCTATAGCTAATGTTCTAGTATTTGAGCTACTACCAGAAAATGACCCGACACTACCCGTCAAACTAACGCTGTAACCACTGCTATTAAACGTGCCTGATGTAAGAGTTACAGCACCACTTAAACTCCTGTTAGTCACAAACGCATCTTGCAGTGTCACAGACCCGCCGGGACTATCAATAATAATAGTGTGTGTAGATGATACCCCGGCACTTGTAATTGTCTGGCTCCCTCTACCGGCAAATGTCATAGCTCCTGTTGAGTTTGTAATAGTTCCTGTGCCATTAATCCAATTGCCATATATATTAGCCGCGTTAGTAAGTGATAGCGTCATCGTGTTGCTAGTACGGGCAGACATATCAATCGTGCCGATGTTGTACGCAGCGTTAAGCGTTACCGTAGCACCTGAGTTAAGCCCCGTTGCCTCAAAAAGGCAAGTGTCTTGGGCAAGTGGGAAGTTGTTGATTG